GTGGCAGGGCTATCTCCAGTGCCCGACGCCGAGGCTGACGCCTTCCGCGCCTACAACGAGGGCTACTGACGATGACGCCGCGCAACACCACTCCCGAAGGCTTCCGCACCGCGGCCTACTTGGCCGCCAAAGCGCGCCTCGATGCTGCTCGCAGCCGCACCGGCAAGACCTCGCGCCAAGTCACCTGCATCCCTCCCAACGTCAAGTGCGGCGGCCGCTGCATCCCACCCAACTGGGACTGCCGGCTCAAGGGTGAAGGCGCCGATCCCCACCTCCGCGCTGTCCGCACCGACCCTGTTAGCGGTCTGGCCAACATCGAACGCGGCGTCAAACGCATCAGCAAAGGCGTCCGCAAAGGCAGCTTCTCCGAGATCGAGGGCGGTAAGCGCGCCATCGTCCGCGGCGTCGTTAAAGCCACCCCGGGTGACCTTCAGCGCAAAAAAGCACTGCAAGCACAGCTCGAGCGTCGCGCTGGCGGTATCGCCGCAGCTCTGGCAGTTGTCGGCTTCGGTCTTTTCAGCCACAACCAGCTCAAGCGCGTCCCCTTCTACCGGGACGGCGTCGGCCGCCAGATCGATAGCGCCGTCGCCGCCGGCCTGAACCGCATCCTCGACGCCACACCCGGTATCGCCGGCGCTCGCCGCGAACGCCGCGCCGCTGGTGCCGCCGCTGCCGGAGCCGCCGTTGCCCGCGCCGCAGGCGAAGCCGCCGCCGGTCCGGAAGCGCTCACACAGAAAAAGACAGCTCTGCGCACTGCCATACAACTTGAGGCGCGCGGTACTGCTTATGCCAACGCTAAAGTGCTGTTTAACACTACAACCGCTGCAGATAAGCAAGCAGGCAATTTTGAAACGTGGCGCCAGCATAATTTAGAGACTTTTTGGGGAACAAAACGCACCAACGCCGCTGGCGCTGGTGACGGCAGCACCTTCTCCGAGCCCGCCACCCACGAATTCTTATCGCGGCAATTCGGTTTCCGCTTAAGCAAAAGTGACAGGCCAGAAGACGTGCGCCGGCAGCTCGCTACAGCGTTAAATCGTGAAGCCTCCAATCTGCAGGCCCTGGCCCGCCAAGAGAAGGTCAACATCAGCGACGCGGATCAACGCAGCGCTTTCCTGAATCGCCTAGTCGGCCCCAGCACAGCCAACTTCCCTGAGAACGTCCGCGAACGCGCCGTCGGTCAGCTTAACCAGATCCTCGGCGCCGCCCCTCGCAGCCGCGAGGCCGCCGTCATCCGCACCGAGCTCGCCAACCGCTTCTACCGCGAGACCCGCGACGGGTTCGACAAATACTTCGCACACATCGCTGACGAGGTACGGCAGACCCCTGGCGTCGCGATGCCCACCAACCTGCGCCGCGCTGGCTACGGCGACCTGATGAACAGCGCCCGCATCGGCCACTCCCGCTACCTGGCCCAACGCCTGAAGAAGCCCGAGAACGTCACCAGCCGCATCGGCCAGGGCCTCAGCGACGCCATCTCCAAGGAGTACTTCGCCCGCCAGGTCAGTAAGAGCAGCGCCTTCACGCTCTCGGACCGTGAGACGTTGACCGCCGCCTCCGAGCTCGCTGGCCGCAACATCACCCGCGTCGGCGAAGCCACCAGCTATCTGCAGCAGAACGGTTTCGACCGCCTGGTGCCAGTGCAAGCAGCCCGCAGCGCTGCAGCCGCAGCTACTCCACCCCGCGGCCGCCGCAGCCCCCAAGCGCAGCTCACCGACATCGCCCGCTCCCTCCGCGAATCCGCCCAGCGCCGCGGTGAAACCATGAGCCTCGAGGCCTCCTACCGCGCCGCCCGCGCCGAAATCGCCCGCCGCCAACGCGGTGACGCCCTCCGCGACGACGCCGCCGGCAAGCCCTGCGGCGCCTCGCACATCCCCAAGGCGCATGAGTGCCGCAAAAGCGCAAATGGCGCTGCCCCCGAGAGCGGCTCAGCCTCCGGAGGCAAAGCCGCCACCGCTGCTGCCGTAGCTGCCGGCGCCACCCTCGCCGTCGGCGGTCTGCTGGCCTACAAGCAACGCCAGACGCTGGTGCCTTCCCTCAGCAAAAGCACCATCGAAGCCATGGCCTCCTCCCAGGTGAAAGCTGGACTGGACAAACTCCCCGAGCGCTTCCAGGGCCCAGCTCGCCAGCTCGTCGGAGGCGCAAAAAACGCTGCCGCCCATATGGCCCTCAAAGCCCAAGGCGGCCAGATCCGCGCCGTCGACGTCAAGAACAACTTCTCCACCTGGCAGATGCCCAACGGCACCCAGCTATCGGTCGGCTCCGTAGGCGACAGCCTGCTCACATTCGGCGCTGAGCGCAAAGGCAATGTCTCCAAGTTCCCCCAGTACGGCCTCGGCTTCACCATCGACAGCAGCTACGACGCCAAAGGCGGCATGCCCGGCGCCCAGGCCAAGCAGTTGATCCGCACCACCAAGGCGATGTACCAGGCGCAGCTCGAAATGCTCCCCGAGAACGCTGTCATGTTCGCCGTCCCCCACAAGGACGACGGCAAAGGCGGCAAGCGCAAATCCATCTACGAGGGCATGGGCTTCAAGTCCATCACGGGCCTCAAGACCGACCGCCTTTGGGCGCTCAAGAACCAGGGCAAGTTCACTGAGATCCCCGATTCTCAGATGGAGTACATGGCGGGCCTGATCCGCGGAGACGCAGCGAGCGCACCTGCTGCGGGTAAGCCTTGCGGCAACTCTTACATCCCTAAAAAACACGAGTGCAGCAAGACTGCAGGAGCGGATAATCCCGAAAAAAAGTCTGAAAAGCGTCCTAGCACCAAGCGTTTGGTCTTGGCTGGGGCGCTTGCAGGAGCAGCCGCTCTCGCTGTTACCGCACCTCAATGGACACCAACAGCCCAGCGCATCCTCAACAATGCGAAGCCGTTCGATAAGAACAACCCACCGCAAGGAGCTAAGTATTTAACCGAGGGCGTTAGCGGTCGCACCTGGATCTCGCAGGATGATAAGTACGTAATCAAAACGCCCAAAGGCAAAGTTAATAAAGTAGCCTTTGCTAACGAAGTAAATACGCAAAATGCACTGCATGCAGCAGGTATTAGCGTCCCAAAAATCCACAACGTAGACTCCAATAAAGGTGTCGTAATGATGGACTACTTAAAGGGTTACGACACAGTTAAATCGCTAGACACAGAGCGGAGAGGAAAAGCTGTACAAAGTGCGTTACGCGAAGTAGAAAAAATGCACCGCTTGGGTTATTCCCACGGTGATCTACACATGGGCAACGTGCTGACTAAAGGCTCTGATGTGAAGCTTATTGACTTCGGCACCGCAGGGCCAGTGGCTAAAAATGGGCTGTCCGATATAAACAGTTTGCTCAGCGCTGCAAAAGATTCTAATCCCCGATTGTACACCGTAATGACAAACCGTAAAAAAGCACTACAAACCAAAATAAGTAGCGGAGAATCCCTCACGCAGAAAGACCTAGTAGCTTTTCACGAAGCTGTCCGTAAAGACTTACGCCGCCCCACCTAATGCAAATCCTCGAGCGCTACAACTCCGCCCTGCGCCGCTCCGAGGACGTCACTGTCGCCCAGCTCAACCGCATCCTCGACAGCAGCTTCAACCGCCTAATCCGTCGCACCCGCATCCAACTCCGCAGCGGCGCTCCCGCCGCGGACCGCAACGTCGCCCTCCTGCAGGAGTTCCGAGAGCTCATCCCCGCCTTCCGCCCCGACCGCACCGACGCCTACGACCGCGTGCTGCGCTCCCTGCTCCGCAGCTCCGAAGGCAAAGGCATCACTGTCGCCCGAGAGCTGCTCCGCGACATTGCCCCCGAGCGCCGCCTGATCAACGTCTCAATCCCGCTCGAAGCGACGGTCGCTGCCGCCGCGCAAGCCCGCGGCTACCTCCGCCGCCACGGCGAAGCCTTCGCCACCACCGCCACCGAGCTCGTCGCCCAGGGCATCGCCGAAGGCCGCCCCACCGATGCCATCACGAAGGACCTCCGCCTCCGCCTTGGCGTGGTGAAGTCCCGCGCCGACGTCATCGCCCGCACCGAGTCGCTCCGCGCCTACAACGCCGCCAGCAACCAGTACTACGCCGCCAACGGAATCGACCTCGTCATGTGGTACGCCACCAGCGACGATCGAACCTGCCCTGTCTGCAACGTTCGCGCCGGCCGCATCTACAAACGCTCCAGCACCAACGCCCCCGCACACCCTCGCTGCCGCTGCTACTTAGCCCCCTGGGATCCCGAGATCGCCGCCATCGACCCCGAGTACGCAGCTCTCCCACGCACTCACCGCGAAGAAGTCTCCCGCGTAGCCACC